CGAGACCCGCATTCAGCAAGACGTTTGTTTTTTTCTTGCTGAGTAGATAGATCAATTCCGATTGACCGCAGAGCTCCTTCAAGGTACATGCCCGCAGCAAGCTGCAGTGCCATGTTGCCAGAGGGCTCAATAGCAATCGTGCGATCAGTGTCCTCATTCTTGGGAACTGTCGACAGTCGAGACCCTGGAATGGAGGTGATCCCCGAACCAGACCCCGCATCTTTGCGGGCAAGGTAGGGATGAGTCCTCCGAAGTTCTGAAACCCAGGGCCTAGCACGATCTGTACAGGACATAGGCTGCGCAATTTTCTGGCACGTGTGGGTCCCGGTAACGCCATTACTGGCTCCGGGCCCAAAGCGCCATAGATCAAACAGCTTATGAGGGAGTAGTGGCATCTGGATCGCCTCCTCGTCTAAAGACGCGGAATAACGTTCCAAAGCTGCTCGGATAAAATACCGGGCGTTTGCCACATCATCACCATGAAGTTCATGGTCGACAGCTATGGAGTTGTTAAGCTCCACAAATGAAGCTAGGGATTTCTCCCTGAGCGTGCTGTCGCCTAAACGGGCCTTCTTCTTGGCCCGCTCCTGCATCCTGCAAATAGCGAATTGCCTGCCATCCTTGGCGGACTCGTCACTACTGCAGGAAAGATCAACTGTCAGATAATTAAAGAGCGCGATAAGCGACTCGGTGCTCATAGGATAACTCCTAATGAAAGGTTAAGAACGACTCAGGGTTAAATTATACCTGAGATTACTGTATCGGCAATCCCGGACGCCTGTGACCAGCCCATTCCAAAATGGGCAGAGATCAAGGCACGGAGATCTTCCGGTTCGTATGAATCCGATCCAGCTGGTACATCAATGACCGTAGTGATACGGGCCACGATGGCAGGCTGATTCACAGCTGGGGCGACTCCCTTACGGGAGATAAGCTTATAGCTGTTGATCGGGACGTTCTTAATTACACCGGTAACCGGGTTCGCTTGCGGCAGTACCTTCAACTGAGCAGGACGGAAGAAAGTGAGTGTAAACGGCTTAGAAACCGTGTTAACATCCACATTCGTCTGCGTGCCGCCAAGGGCGGTCACGGCGTATTGCTTACCGTTTATATTCGGAGCAACGTCTTGAGTGAGGGTATAAGTAGGACTGGTAAGACCAGACACTGCCGCACCGGTTAGAGGAGAGGATGGGGAGAACATAATGACTCCAGCCCGTAATGAATGCGGGCAACGACGTTAAGAGTTCTCATCCTTGTCACGCAAGCCTTTCCGTCTCGTTTGAAAAATATACACGAGTCGGTCGACTATTATGACTAAC